TTTTCAGCTTCCTCTAGAGAGTCTGGAAGCTGGTCTGGATCCTCGCCAATTACCATACCTGTCTGCTGCTTAAGTTGTTGCAATTGTTTTTTTGCTTCAACCTGGATCTCCATTCTCCTCTTTTTGTTGTTTTTTTCAGAGGAAGAAAGAGGATCAATAGCCTCTAGGTTTGGGTAAGGGTCTTTAGAAAGTATTTTATTTACAACAACCCTAACAAACTTAGGCAAAATAGGAACAGGGGTGTAGTCCATATTCATTAAGCTTCCGTCTCCATCGTTAGGGTTGAGTGAACGCAGAAGCTTTTTATATATGTTGGTGTCTTGAGTGCCGTTAGCGTAATCTCGACTTCTTTCGAATACAGCGTTTCTTTTACCGTAAAGAGATGTAGACTCCTTTATTTTGCCCCACTGGTTTTCAATAGCCTTTGCATACTGCAAACCATAAGACATACTCTCCTTAGTTGATGCGTCTGCTAGAGGGTTTGGGAAGGAATGCTTGCTATTTTTATCGAGGCTCATAATTTACTTGCATTATGCATATTCTGCAAATATAACAAATCGGCGTTAGACCTTATATTTTCTAAAAAATACCTTCTCTTTAAAATCAGACTTGGCTTTTTCTTTTTCCTTTTGAGCTGCAAGTAAAGCCAAACCAGAACTAATGGTTAAATCAAACTTAGTTCTTTTGTCTATTTTAAACCCAATCCAATCCTCAAGAGTTTTATTAAAGTACATAGTGCCTGTCTCTCCGCTTTCGTAGTTTATGCCTACATGATCGTGGATATACTTCTCTATAGACTGAGCGTGAGACTGTATGACATCTTGAGAATTAGACGGAATTCCTTTTGTTTTTACGTTTACGTGAGAAGAGCTACTCATTAGGTGTCTCGGTCTGTCCATCAAATATCCGTCATAACCCCTTGACTCAAAGTATCTTACAATGCCGTACTTATTGTTCTCTACAAGTAAAGGATATCCGTAATAAAACGCACACATAAGAACGTCTTCGTAAAATATACTGGCTAGATCTGGTCTAGAAGCATACTCCACAACAAACATATTAGAAGGGCGGTTCATGCTAAACTTATTGTACATATGAAGAGCCCCTTTGGACCCTCTGTTGTCCACAGTAGCATCTAGGTCATATGAGTCAACGCCTCCACAGCCATAAGAGGTGAACGGAGCTATTTTTTTTCCTCTTTCAGTTTTAGATATATTTCTTTCAGAAGGATCAGGCATCCAAGACACCCTAAACCTGCCATTAGGGGTGGGTGAAAAAACAACCTCTTTGTCTTTTTCCCTCCATGTAAAGTTTCCTACAACAACAGGGTTAGGGAACAGCTCGTCGTTATGCTCTATTTGCTGGTATATCTTACCTATATTAAACAAGCTACCCTCGATGCTATCTCTAAAAGCCTCGTCTTCGGTAAAAGGGAACTGCCGAGTCACTTCGTTTAGCTCTGAAGGGTTGTCTTTAAAGGATTTGCGCTCGTTTTTTAAGTAAGTCTTACTGCCAATTTCTATGATGTCCCCATCTATACCATGTATGTGTACGCTTTGGGGAGGATCCTCTACAACAGCATTACCATAAACATCAAAAAACCCTTCTAAGGCGTCATAAGCTGGAATAAATATTCTATAAAGACCCGTCTTGGTTCTGTCGTTATTGTTTCGCTCATTGGGGTCAGAGTCGTGCCACAAGCCTTTATACTCGTCGCCCCCTTTATTCATTGGGTTTACCGTACTCCCCACAATAGCCTTGCCGACTACTTTACGCCCTACAATCAAACAAGTACGCTCAATCCTCCAGGCTTCTCTAATGTCAGTTGGTTTTTCCCACTTACCAGCCTCGTCGAGGTAAAGCATATGTAGCTTCTCGCCGTCATATGCATTGTTTGTGGTGTTCTTCCAGTTTATAACCGTGTTTAAAGCGTCACCCCTATGTGAAGTCTTGTTGTTTTTAGTGATACGCTTTGACGGCTCACGAAATGCAAGCTCCATACGTGGGTTTGTAGTACCATCCTGGATAGGCTTGAAGAAGAATGGATAGCCTCTAAAAATAGAGACTACTTTTTTCATAAAAATGTTCTCCTGCGAGTCTTTACCAGTCTTCGACTGTATGCCAAGAAGCTTCTCTTTAACTTGCGTAGCTTCATCCACCAAGACAGCAGAGCATATGTTAGTGTAGCCAGAACGACGACACTTAGTATAAAGCTGACCGAAACAACGAGGGTCAGCTTCACAAGCAGCCATGTGCGTAAAGATGTCTTTTTGGAAAGCGAGGTATGATGGATATCCGATATCAATTTTAGACCATTGTAGAAACATATAGTGTCTCCCTGTAATATACGTAGGTTCCCCATTATTGTAAAACCATACACCGTTGCGCCTACGCTGAAACTCTTGTTCGATGTAAGAACGAAACTTGTTACGAAACTCGGCAGGTTTTTCGAGCCACTCATCCATGCTGCGTATCCTACGCATTTCCTCTGGCATAGGTGTGCGCTTCCACAGCTGCAACTTCTTTGGCTGGTCATGGAAGAGAATTTCCGATTTGCGCGGTTTTTTCGGTAAAACCACGAGTAACCCGTGGAGCTCGATAGCTTCTCCTTCTGTACCGTTAGGGTCGATCTTAATCCCCTTAGTTTCATACCCTTTTATGTCGATTATGGTGGACATCAATAGCTCTGTCCGTGTGAGTTCATTCTACCCAGCGAAGGTACACCTTCTTTAGGGTTTTTGATCTCCATTTGTTCGCCACACTCACACTGTCCTTCAGGGTAGTAGACACTACCGTTTTTAAACTTCATAGTGAGGTTTCTTACAGATTTCTCTGTTTTACATTCTTTGCAAATTAGATCAGGCATGTTATTTAATTTAATTCGTACACCAGACAGGATTCGAACCTGTGACCGTCTGCTTAGAAGGCAGATGCTCTATCCAACTGAGCTACTGGTGCATGTGCTCCCTCCAGGACTTGAACCTGGGACCTGCCGATTATGAGTCGGACGCTCTAACCAACTGAGCTAAGAGAGCTTAAAGTTTACCTTTAAGTTACAAGCTGTATTGTTCTGACTATCAAAGTTATAGTCGTCCCAATAGATTAACCCACTAGCATTATTTAGAGAATCTTTCCGCGAATCCTCCTGAGTAATCTTTTTCTTTTTCGATTTCTCCATTGTCTTTTAGTTCTTTAACCATTTGTTCTAGCCTCTGGCGCTCCACCAAAAGCTCTTTACAGTCGATAGCAGTTTGCTTTATGGATTGGAGCTCAGCCTTACGCGCTGACCCACCCGCTTCGGGATCGACAGGCTTCTTGACTTCTTCGATCATGTTGTTGATCGCAATCTCCATGCTCTGCATAAGCCTCATAGAAGCGCTTACGGTAGTAAATTTACTAGCCATTAATCTTCTTTGTAAAGCAAGTCCTCAACCCTGGTTCTGTAGTATTCCTTTCCGTCAATAGTAATTCTGTAGTCTCGGTTTTCTTTAAACCCAACCACATCACCAACGGAAAGACCTATCTCTTCAATACCAGAAGACGAAAACGCGACCCTACCTCTTGTTGGTAGCTTCTCGCTAAGCTTGACAACCTCGATAAGGTTCGATTCTTGAATCTCTTCTTCTTCGATAGCCTCAAGAAGACTCCAACCCGCAAGAGGGTGGACATCACCAGTACTGCTATCTTTAAAAGCAATAGCTTGATTATTGATAGCATGATCTTCATCATATCTGACAAGGTAGTGATTGTCATCACCAGTAAGTGGCTGGCCTTCATTGATAACCACGAGGTGATGGAAGTAAAGCGTGTCGCCAGGCTTGACCCCAGTCTCGTACTTAAACGGGACAGCCACGACAGGGCCTTCTGTAATTCTATTTTCAAATTCATTAAATCTATTGTCTACGTATAATTCCAATCCGCCACTCGTTGTGATGGTGTCGTCTATAGTCTTTTCTAGCTCGACTACGAATAAGTTAAAGGTCTTCATTCATTAAAAATTTAAATCAAATTCAAGAACACAGGGCATTTCGTCTACCGCCTTCCACAGCATGGTACCTTCATCGTTTTCAATGTATATAAGATATCGCTGCTTTCCAAACTTGTGTAGGTGTCTTTCATCTTCAACGATGGCAGATACCTCTCCAGATCCCGCTCTCATGCCTACGTAATAAGCCATGCCGTTTTTAGGGTCTCTTCCGACCACAATCTTTCTAATAAGACCTTCCATGTCAGTTTAGGGATATGCCTAATCCACCAAGGAGATCATCTAATGAGTCGTCTTCCTGATAGGCGGTGTCCATGACTTCCTTTACGGTTTCAAGTTCTTCCCTACTATCCAGGTTAAAGCTGTACATTGTTTTCATTTCGGCGACTTCTTCACCATTATCAACAGCGTCTATGTCTATAACGCCAACAACTATAGCGGCTAGGGTGCGATCCTTCATTTCGAACTCATCAATTGTTTCCTCCATTTTTTTGACGAGAGAATACATTTCGGCAAAGAAGAGGGTATTTTTAGCGTCCATGATTTAAATTTGTTTAAGTCAAATATACGAATTAATATGCCTAAGTCTCAAGTTAAGAAAACGAGGATGTTCAGGGACTTCTCAAAAATGCCCTCTAGATTCATAAAAAATAACTATTTAAAAAACCTTAAGAGCGCCACAGAAGAGTTTGTTGACGGCAGCGAGATCACAAAGAGTTACTTATACTTTATGCTGTTCGTTTACGAGTTGGAGTTCTTTACTATATCGTGGGTGGCAGGGGAATATGGGATGAATAAAAAGAACCTAGCTGACAGGATGATATATCCGCTAGTGTCTTTAGGGTATCTATACAAACACTTTGATAAGCTTACGCCGTCTCAAACCCTAGAAGATCACCTATTCCGAGATGAGACTAAATTTAACTACCGTGTGAGATATGCGCTGTCTCAGAAAGGCAGAATGGCGGTACAGCGTTTTTACAACACCTTATAGTAAGCTCCCTTACTGTCTCTGTAGGCTCGCTTGATCTGCTTCCTGTTCTTTCCGCTTTCTTTAAATGACACATGAACCCAGGCGGGGTTCTCGTCATCCCCGAACTCCCATATCATCTGGTCCCACTCTAGGTTCTTCTTGATGAAGTCGAATATCTCTGAGTTAGTGACCTTCCCGTACATATCGGCGTCTATATCAATAGCTTCCCCGATCATATGCTGAGAGTATTTACTCCCCCCTATCGCCTTGTTTAGCTCTTTTGACCTGAATCCAGAGGTAACCCCAATGGGTACACCGAAGTGATCGCGTACTGGTTGAAAGATATGGTCTGCTACAGCCTGGAGGTTATTGATTGCCCATTGGTCAGGGGTGTTGTTTATCCCCTTTCTGGTCGCGGTATTGGATTTCACCACCTCCCTTAGTGTAAGGTTTTTGCTTAATTTCATTTTTCTGAGCCACCCAAGACGGGTTGATTCTTTTGATTCGAGGGTTGTGATAATATTTCTTCAATCTATGATTGAATATAGCAAAGTTAGAAAAAAAATTTGTGAGATCGAAAAGTTTGTCTTACCTTGAGATCAGCAAACCGAATTTACGAAACAATTTAAAACAGTTATTTGCTATGAAAAATTCAATTTTAATCCTTTGCCTGTTATTTGCAGGTGTAACATTTGGTCAATCCGACCTCTCTTACGAACAGCCTTTACGTGCATTTAATTGCAAGGCAGATTCCATTGTAATCTATAAGGTGTCTGAAGCTGTTTACAATGCTCCTTTCCGATTCCTTCGGGTTATGCAGATCCGTCAGCTAGAGGTGTTTGGCCGAGACAACGTTGTTGGCGTAGCACACGACAATAAGGTAAAGCAGGTGTTTGACGAGTTTGGTGTTTACGCTATCGAGACGTTTGAAGATGGTGAAGCGTCGTCACCCACATTCATCCAAGTAGACAAGCGGTGGAACGACACCTACTCCCGAACCTTAAGGGTGGGACACGATGACATCTACTACTACTACATTCAATAAAAAAGGGGCTCGCGCCCCTTTTTTATCTTCTTTGGTTTCAACGTTTACCGCGATTCGCCCTAGATTTATTTATAGCTTCGTTTATAGCTCTTCGTCGGCCAGCCGCTTGGCGACCCTTTCCTGACCTTTTTGTAAGTGTTGGAAGCTCACCTAGCACCCGACGGGCTCTTGGCTTTTTTGTTCCGCGAGCTGGTTCAGTTCTTTTCTTTTCTGGTCGAGCTTTAGCCGTCACCTTCTTCTGACCACGGTACTTGTCTAGCAGTTTCGATGCCTTAAGCGCCTTCTCAGAAGCTTTCTGATTTCCAGCATCTTTTTGGCTAACAGCTTTTGATTCAGCACCCCCTACAGTGTACGCTTCATCTCTCGTCATGCCAGCTTTTTTGGCGACGCGCTCAAGGCGGCGGCCCCTTCTTTTTACCTGACCTTCTCTTAAAGACTCTGAGCCCACGGGATCGCTGTAAACCGTTCCTCTTTTTCCCGTTCTTTTGGACTGCTCTAGGGCTGCTCGTTTTGCTTTAGCGATCGCTTCTTTTCGCTTAGCTCTCTTAGTCTGCCCTCTGTACTCTTCGGGTTTTCTAACCTTACCGCCCTCATCCATGGAGGCGTATATTGTTTTCTTTGCTTTCATAATATTAGCTTGCTATAAATACTTCTAACTGTGTTGTGGTTGATTCGCTGTTAATTGCCAAGATACTCTCTAAATGAACTAAAGTTGTAATCGGCGTAGCAGAGTCGTCAGCAACAGCGATATAATCCGCAGAACCGCACAATATAAAGCTCTTACCAGGAGAAAGCAATACGCTTGCCGAATTACCAGCCGCGTTTGTACCGTCAGCAGCGATCTGAAGAGAAAGAGTGACGTTATTGCTAGCGTCCAAGTTGGTAACCCTTATGTACTTAGCGTCTCCATCGTCAATGGCGCCGTCATTAGTGCTAACAAGATCTCTAAATACAGCAACGGTAGTCTCTGTAGTGCCAGATCCACCATTAGCTGGTAGTGTTACAATTCTGTTGAATGATTGAGTTACGCTTGCTATAGAGGTGATGTTCTCGCTACCACGGTTTGATCCGTTTAGCGTGAGCTCTTCTTTAATCGTTACAGTGAGTACAGCCATTGCTTACGGTTTTCTTAGCTTTCATAAAGCAAATATAAGTTATTTATTTTTTGTTATTTTTTGATCGGCGTAGCTGCAATGGAGTCTTGTAGTTATCGACAAGGTAATCGTAGTCCCTTTTAACGCCAGTCTCAGCATCCATTTTTTTCAACCCTTCAATCGTTGTTGCGTTTAGGTTGCCGCCAGAAACCTGCAAGACAACTAGTAAGTTAAGGTCAGGCTGTTCCATATCCTCAACCTTGTCTGTTTCAAGCAGGTTTTGTTTGCTTATGTGCTTGACAGTTCTTTCTCTTGTTTGACCGAGATAAGACATAGCAGCCATCTGTGCAATATCTTGGTTCTCTAGTATCAAGTCTGGGTTTTCTGCAAGTACGTTTGGGTCACCGTATAGATCCTTTGATATCTTTCTGTACATCGGCTCGTTGGTTATCTGGAGATATCCCCTGCCTCTGTATTTATAACCCCCTCTATCCCCATACATAGCGTCACCGAGCTTTTCTGGTTGGCGGCCATCATCTCTTCCTACTGACAATGTATCTAAAACGGAGGATCCAGAAGCGGTTTTCTCGCCAGTACCATATCCAAGCTTGTCTAAACTTTTGGGAAAGACCTCTGTTAACCGCTTACCGTCGTCAGAGTAACTCATGTTTTCAACAACATCGTAACCTGCTTTCCCTAGACCAGCACCGCCAGTCTCTTTAAATATGGCTGCATTTATCGCTTCCCTATACCCTGGGCCTAGATCGTCTAACTCTCTATTGAACCTCTTAGTCCTTGACTCCTCTATAATCCTGCGAAGAGGGCGTTTCGTTTTAGAGTATTTGCCTTTTGGTTCTGGAAACAAGCCCAAAAAAGGCATTGTTTTTTCTTCAGCCACCTCAGCAGTAGGAAGCATCGTAACATCACCGACAGGCTCATCGGAGGGATTAGACTTTACGGGAGTCATAGGTGCAGGTTCCTCTTCTTTGGATCTGAATCTGTCTATCAATCGCCTTAACAATCCTTTTTTGTTCTCTTCGGTTAAATCACCCCCTTCTGAGTACACTTTAGGGTTCTTCTTCACAACCATACCCTTGTTAGCTGCTTTTGTGGATTTCATAACATGAATTTAAGTTATTTTTTGCCGCCGCGAGCCCTTCGATCACCAGCAGAGTCAACCTTACTTCCTCTATTAGAAGCAGCACTCTTAAACCCTACGATCTTCCCGCCCTTATGATAGGCATCAAGGCTGTCCCCATTCCCATAGGTTCCTTTCTCTCGGTTGTACTGGTTGAGCTCAGCCCGTTTCTTCTTTGCTCTGCCGCCAGAACCAAACTTCTTGTACTCCTCTTTGTAGTTACGCTTCTTAACTCTCATTCCATTCTGTCTGAAATAAAACCAGGAACCACATCAGGACTTTTCAGCTGCTTTTTCATAAACCTTAAAGCTGTTTCAGAAGCACCTCTTACAAGCTTAGCTCCTTTGGGTAACTTACCAATCGCGGGGACTGCACCGAAGACATCTAAAAACTCATCCATAGTAGGTACGTATTTACCTGTGTTCCCC